TTATCAAAAACAAATACGAAATCTACTAAATTATTATGAGACATAAACCAATCTAGATATTGAATTCTATTTGGATTGTCTCTAGCATTAGTTCTAGTTTGAGCAGCCCCATCAAACATATTACTTATTGATTGTTCAGTATCATCTTTGATAAGACTATCAAACCCTAATATGTAAATGATGGAATTGCCGTTGAGAATAGCGCATTTCATTGCGTACATACCAGTATTAGACCTAGGCCTAGGACCTGTATGACCGTGATATAAAGATGATTCGAGATGATCTTCTATTACATCTGGAAATAAAATTCTACTACTACTAAAAATATTAACTTCTTCTAACATCTTTTTACGATATTCTTCAATAGTCACATTAAAGAGATTTACACGATTAAGATTTTCAAACCCTTTATAAGCAATACCACAAGAATATACTTCTGTTTGAAGTGCTATTCTATTCAAATCAAAAGAAGAACGAGACGTACCATTACCTACAATGATAGCTCGGTTTCTTTTAATATTTGGTATTTTCTGAAGCATTGTCATCATTCTCATACTGTAAGTTTTCTTGGATGTCTCGTCTTTGACGGCTTTCTCTGATTTTCTTAAATTTATTTACTCGTACTGGGTTGTCGTTATAATCATCATCATCCCACTTTGATCCACGGGTCCTAAAAGTTTTAGACATTACCAATCCTTCGCTTCCTTGTAAGTTTTCTTAATTAAATTCTTAGTGATAGTCTTGTGAGGGCTTTTCTTATCTTTAATAGCTACTAGTAAACTAGCATCGTCTGGATCCATTGATTCTAAGAATTCAATGAATAGATTTTCACGTTTAGCAGATTTGATACCTTTGTGTTGGCCCTTAATAAAGTATGTAATTCTACGGAACTCACTATAGAGGAAACTCTGTAGATCATTTGCTTTAGGACTAGGCGTATACGGCACTTCTCCTTCAGGTAGGTCGAATTGGATATTTGGATCAAACATCAAACGAAAAACAGTGGCTAAAGGCTCACAAGTCTTGTTACTATTCTGAAGGAAAGTAATCCTTTCTTTCTCTGTCTTTAATTTACTAGCCTTCAAAAGAACTTCGGCTATACCATCTCTCATCTAAAACTCCTGTATATCAGTCATTAAATTTTTCAGTCTACTCTTAATAAAGTAGTTAAGAATCATAGAACGATCATTACGTTCATAATTACTATAACTATCTATAACATCTTTTCGAATGGTTTCTGGGATACGACCTAGGTCGATTAATTGGATATTCCTCAAGTAGTTTCGTTTAACCTCACCATCGAATGGTGTAATACCTCTTATCATATCCTCAATCATAGCACCAACACGCTTCTTTGTCAAGGGCTTTTGTCGCCCACCCACAACAAAAGTGTCATCGTTAGATAGAATATTTGGCACACCATCACTCGAATCACCACGAATAACATGTTCGAATAGATAAGATAATGGATCAGCAATCTTGATAAACTTCTTAGTGATAGGTGAATATTGAGAGACGTTTTTATATCGTTGTAGTTGTGCAAAATCCTTATCACCAGAAACAATCATAATATTTTCACTATGATAACGTTCTACCATAGCTGCAATAATATCATCTGCTTCGGCCGATTCTACTTGTAATACAGGATAAGGGAGATTGTCTTTAATCTCGTTTTTGATTGTATGTAAAGTATCAAAGATAGCAGACCAATCAAGTTTAGAAGCTTCCCGAGTCTTCTTTCTATTGGCCTTATAGTAAGGAAAGATTTTCTTACGCCAATAGTTCTTATCATCACAACAGATGACAAGTTCTTCGTATTTTGCAAATCGAGTCTTAAACCCTCGAATAGAGTTTAGTACTTGGTGACGAACAAGATCAACTCCGTAATCTTTATTGCCACTCGCAAGAATATTAGATAAACATACTTGCGAAAAATCTAATAGTATCATCGTTCACTCCAATTACTCGTCATCGTCCCCATCATCATCGTCCTCATAAGAGTCATCGTAATCGTCTTCATCCGAATCTTCTCGGAATTGAACGTTCCCATTGTCAATTAGTGTTTGTAGTCTTTCGCGATTTTCAGTTATGATTGTATGTAGCGGATGTTCTACCCCTACTGAACTGTATAGGATACTTCTTGTAAGTTCACCGATCAAGATGAAATCTTTAAAGAATACCTCTTCGTCTACTGGATATCCTTGATGGTATAATTTAGTAGCAATTTTAGAAAACATCTGATTTACTACATCATCGACGTATACCATTCGATTTACTGCGATTGCCTTTTCTGTTTCGCTTTCTGTTTGTGGAAGTCGCGTCACATCTTCACTATCGCTAAAAGTGGGGAATTGTATAATATTGGTCATGTAATCGCCTTAATTAGAAGTGTTTGCACATTTAAACGTCCAGTTGGTACACTGGAAGTGGTTTTGATATTTTCCATGAAAGTCCTAATCTTAACCTTTCCCATTCCAATAAAATCAGACAATTGTTCTGTAGGATTTCTAAGCTTCTTTGATAGACTAGACTCAATATTGAAGTTTAATAGCGTGGTACCCTTGATCTTGAGACCATCTTCTAAAGCATCATATCGAGTCAACATTCTATTCTTAACATTATATACCCATAACTGTTTTGCGTCAAGTAGTAATGTGGGATCAATCGAAACTATTTTCAGTTTATTACTTTCTTTTAAAAATTTAACGCCTTTGATCAATTGACTTGCAGATTTAACTTTTGGTTTGCGAGCGCGCCTTACGATCTTTTTATTATTTATATGTTTTTCAAGTTCTGAAACCATTCTTTGAAAGAAGGCAATCCTCTTCGTAAGCCCGCTTCGGCCAAGATAGCCCCATGCTTCTTTTAGATCTTCAGATTTGCCAAGCTTAGTCTCTAGAAGTTCATCATATTCTCCTTTGTAATATGTAATAATCTTTTCAATCTGAACCTTATTCATGCTCTTCAATCGAGCGAAGTTATAAAAATCAAAGTTAATATCTTGAATATCTACAACCTCTTCTAATTCAGCAATCCAACCATCTACTGGATCATTGGAAAATACCACAACTTCTTTACGAACTTTCTTTTCATAAGAACTAGCAGAAATATCTTTCATGCAATTACGAAGATAATCAAGCCGAGTCATATCATTAGTGTGAATGATACAAGCCCAATGTGGAAAACAAAACTTCCAATCAGGTTGGCCATTAAGAATATCATTAGCTTCTAGTTTAGTATAACTCGCTTTGACCCATGATTTGACCAAATCGATAATTTGTTTATTTTGTACTTCCTCTTGGAAATAAACATCAGCACGACGACCAGGAGTCTTAGGAGCTCCTGCAATGCCTTCTAAGCGTCGTGCGCGAACAGTCTTCTTACGGGATTTAGGGATAGCCATATTATATTCCTTAGACGTTAAGAGCTAATAATCATACCAACGAACTCACGGATCTCAACTTTTTTACCATGAATCTCTTCTAAAATCATAGATTGTTCTACGGCGTTGCCCCAATCAGCTTCTTTACCGACAACTTCATTATCGATAGTTAGGACAAAACCACTATCTTCTTGATCATCAGTATCATGAATCTCAAAGTTTACATCGAACATATTCATGTCTCGTACTCCGTTTGACCAACTCACTATATACATTATACACTGTTCTGACCGTATGTCAAGCGAAAAATAATATTTATCAAATCTTTTTTTGATACTCATTAATCACTGACATAAGTATAATAGCACTTGTCAACCCCTGTGTCAAGGGTTAATTACATATAAATACGAATAATAATCATTTAAAAAATTAATAAAACTAAAGTTCTGATAAATAGTCTATATGTCATAATAATGGAGGTAATCTCTGATTGGAAGTCAAATACTGCGGTAACGAGTCGAGGATAATATGAGTTTAATCAAAACACTATCTGCAATATCAATTGCAGCTTTGATTATGTTAACGAGTCACAATGTTCTAGCAGATCCAGTTCCTAACGATGCTGATGGATTATATGATAGTTCAAGTGTAGTAGACACAAATAATAATACAACATCTACTAGTACTGTCAATTCTACAAATACTAATACTAACACTACTGCCATTACATCTACAAATACAAATACTAACAATAATACTAATACCAACACTAACGCAAACACCAATACTAACAATAATACTAATAGCAGCACCAGTACAAATACCAATAATAATGTATTGTCTGGTGGAACGACTAATACAAATACAAATAATAACGTTGTATCTGGTGGAACGACTAATACAAATACAAATAATAATGTTATATCTGGTGGTACCACTAATACTAACAATAACAATAACGTTAATACAAACACTAGCACTGTAGATCAAACGGTTAATTCGACTTCTAATAGTGATATAGATCAAACAGTTACTAGTACTAGTGACAATAAAAATACAAACACTAATTCTAATACTAATAAGAATGATAGTACTAATAAGAATACTAATGATAATAATACAAAGGTTGATAGTAAAAGTAGCAACGAGAATGTTAATACTAACAACAGCAATATCACACAAAAAGTAATTTCACCACCACCTACAGCAATTGCCCCAACAGTCAATGCTGGTGGTATGGATACTTGTACGACTAGTATGAGTGGTGCTGTACAAACACAAATTCTAGGACTAGCAGGCGGTACCCATGTAAAAGATCTCAATTGTGAGAGACTTAAAAATGCTAAAACTCTTTATAATATGGGTATGAAGGTTGCAGCCGTATCAATGATGTGTCAAGATGCTTTTGTGTGGAAAGCAATGTTAATGGCAGGAACACCGTGCCCCTTTGATGGTATGATAGGCGAAAAGGCCAAAGAAGCATGGATCGCACATCCTGAATTAACTCCTATTTCAGTAGAAGAAGAGAAAGAATTCTTTGATGCAGTCAAAAGCGCTTTTATGGGCTTTGGTGGCGTTGCTCTATTGCTTTTGTTACTCTAGTTCATACGCTCAAAACTTAAACACCGGTACTGCTTGCCCCAACCTATATTCTGGTTCTACGCAACAGTATACGGTTCCTTCTGGTGTAACTTATTCGACGGGTGTTATCTGTAATGAAACATCAATAGAGAGTCTTCTTGGCGCTTCTATCCTTACTATAGATATTCCTAATGACTCTAATGGCAACCCTATCGGCGCGTATAATACAGATACTGATACGTTTACTTTCAATAGTAATAGTGCCAATGTTGCTCAAACAGCTACTTTTGCTATCAATGCAGCACTGCAAGCGGCCGGGATTGGTATACAATTTAGAGGGTTTAAATATGAATGGGAAATGATTAAACCGACTGCTAGTTCTATCTTCTCAATTGGTGTGAAGATTTATAGTAATACTAATGAAGGAATAGCGGGCAACGGTTTAATATATTCAAGTTCACATAATTATACTGGTACAGCATTTTCTGATTGGACTGCTAAAAATAGTGGTGGTGCCGGTACGCCACCATTCAAATTCGTAGTAAAAGATGAATGGACAGTAGAAGCAAAACTGAATAGTAACTCTGATAATAACCAATTAAGAGGATTAAAGTATACTTGGACATACAATCCAGTTGTTGGTCATGAGAATGATTTTAGTACAACATACGTATACCCTGGTCAAGAAGCAGCCGAGCAATCGGATTTTGATTATCAATGCTCACTTAATCCCCAATTTAGCCCTGGTTGTCCTGGCTATACTGATCCTAGTATAGATACTGGTGAAACTACTACTACCGCAGAATTAAATACGGAAGAAGACCAGATTGCTAGTACAGGTATAACAAATGAAATAAGCAATTCAGCACTACAATCTGGTACTAATATCGATGGTACATTGAATACAGAAGTTGTTGATCTTGGTGTGATGCCTGAAGATGCTCCTTTGATGGATGGCACCGAAATAGACATACAAGAAACAGATAGTATTATTATACTAGATGTAAATTTACTAGAAATTGGAACGGACATTCCTGGTATACCTTTAACAACACAAGAAGAAATGGATACGAATGGTTCTATAATAGACCCGACTCTACCTGAAGAATTAAATATAACGGGGAATCTATCTATACTACCGGGTATATCTGTACAAGGTGAAGTATCTACATCTCTTACGGGAAAAATATCTACAGTGCCCGAATCAAGTATGCCCGATCTTATTGAATTAGAAGTTTCTGCTCCTCCAGTACTTAATATAGCAGGGCCATCTATTGAACCTGAACCAACAGCCGTATCTGCTACTGGAACAATTTCTCCTATCGCATCTCTTCCACGGGCTTTAACAAGTATACAACGTGACGCATTATCAGTAGCTTCTACTACTACATCAGCAGCTATTAATATTACATCTACACAATCTCGGGCAAGTATAACCAGTGGAGATAGTCAGGTAGCTTACAGTTCATCATCGGATGCATCTGGAACTAGTTCTAATAGTGGTAGTGATGGTGGTTTTAATATAGTTCAGAACAATGATGGTTCAACTGGTAATAATGACAATAATGATACCTCTTCTAGAAATACAGGTTCTAATAATTTTGGTACATTATCAGATGGTAATATAAATATAAATTCAATAGCATCTGATAGTAGTATATCATCATTAAATCAATCGGGCCCACAAGGAGTGTTCAGTACAAAAGATACGGGTGGTGCATCGAATTTTAATGAAAATCAATTGGCTTTAGGTAATACTTCTGTTTCATATGAAGAGTCTAACGAAATATTGTTTGGTACTGTAGTTATACCACAATTAGATTTTACTATAAGAGAAATGATAGATAGTATTATTAAACGTATATTTGCGGACGGGGGTATGGTTTCAGATACTAGTTTGGATGAAGTATCGGAATCAGAACTTAAACAACAACAAAATATAGAAGATAATTTGGTGAAGGATGCATTGGGTGGTAGTACATCAGAAGATGCCCAGGCCGCTCTACTTGGTTATAATCCATTATTTAGATCTTACGTTGTACCACAGATATATGATCAAGTAGTATCACTATATGAAACCAAAGATATATATCCTGAACAAACAACATATGATAATCCACACGCAAGATTCTTTAATGGGGCCAGCGACGAACTACATCGTAGTATGGTTAGACAACAATACGGAGACAAGTAATGGCCGAACAAGAATTAAATATTGGTGGTGTGAAAGTAAAAGCGGGGGGGAAAGTAGGAAAGATATTCCTATACGCAACCGCAGTTGCATCAATCGTAGGAGGGTTGTATGGAGGCTTTGAAGTATATAAAGACTACCAAGACATGAAAGTCAAGATTGAAAGTTATGTCGCTCCTGATCTTTCATCGATGAAAGAGAAAATTGCTGTAATGGAAGAGCAAGTCGTAAGTGCTCAAGGTTATACCAGAGACATCAAAATGGATCTTAAAAAAGATATACAGAGAATTGAGGTGCGAACTGAGTCTACAGAACGTAGAGTTAAAGAAACTCAGCGTTCTGTAGATTCTACATTGCGTGAAGTTGAAATTGTAAGTCGTGAGTCAGAGAAAGATACCCGTGATCGTATGCGCGAAGTTGAGGATCGTATAGATGCTTCTATGGGAAGACTTGAAAAGAAGCTTAAAGAGCAACTAGAAGAAGCACTAACCAATCCATTAAATAATATGAATAAGTAATTAATCTATTGAGATTCCATTGTTGGGAGAATGATTTCTTCTTTTTCTTGTTCGGCAATAGACCTAAGTAGGCCTTCCCATTCTTGAATTCGTAAATCCCAACTATAGAAAGTATTAGTATATAAACGTTGAAATTCTAATTTAGTCTGCATATCATCTTCCCAGAAACCTTCAATTGCAGCATCTAATACTTGATAAAACATATGGGCATGTTGCATCTTATCTTCATCATAAGGATACATTAGAGCAAAGTTAGAAGTAGTCTCAGGCAGAGCAGATAAAGAAGGACATACAATAGCACAACCAGCACTCATAGCTTCAATAGCAGCTAGACAAGAAGTTTCTTGCCAAGTACAAGGATATGCGAAAATATGTGAATTCTCTAATGCTGTACGTACTTCTTGATTTGGCACGGCCCCATGATAAGTAATATTATCATGAGCCCTGCATCGATCAAAGATGGGTTTATACTCTTCGTCTCGCTGTTCCCAACCATATACTTTAAAAGAAGAATACACATCTAGATGAATTCTATCTCCCCATTTCTCAACCATTTTCTCAAAGACAGCAACGAGGATATCAAGACCACGATGAGGAGTGGTATGATAGATGAGGCGTATTGGACCGTCCTTTGGTTTTGTATGATTAGGGATTGGTACAATAGCGTTCCTTAAAACGATTGACTCGTTATAAGGAATACCTAGCATCTTGTGGTAGGTTGCAAACTGCCAATGAGAAACGAAGACGAGTCGCTTGAACCTACTTCTACTTTGGGGATCTTTAAGGTGTTCTGACTCAGGATCTTCCACCAAATCGTGTAGCCAGAGAATAGGAAGTTTATTAGAGTCCAGAGAACGAACCCTAGAAGGGATGATTTGAAACTTATCTCGGATATCAGTGGGCAACCGTTCGTGAAGTGATTTTTGCATCATCTCGGTGCCACCCATAGCGTTAACATTCATTTCATTGCGCTCGATATCATTTGTATCCATGATAATTTTCAATGACATATTTACATCCACCCTAAATTAATTTTGATTCTTCTTCTGAATTATTAGTAAGATCTTTATCTTTCTTCTTAGGAACATATACTTCGTCGATGAAATCTACAATAGGAGTAGGACATACATCACTCTTCTGTGGTACATAAATCTCATCAATGAAGTCGCTTTTATTTGATGTTTCTGACATGTTACTTTACCTATAGGTTGTTAAATTTTCCCAAGACTGCAATGAATCCCAACGGAAGGACCTCCAGCCATTGTCTAATTCATATA